TGGTGTTCCATCTGAATATGTTGCATAAACATTATCACCAGTATATTGAACACTCATATCACTCAAAGCACAATCTTTAAATCTATGTAAGAAAGGATGATTTTGATTTCCTTTTCTATAAGTTAGTTTGAATATGTTTGGCGTCTTTAAGAATATTTCACCCTCTTTTTGTGCTGCCATATTTTTTTTAAAAGTCCTTATAATAGACTTAACGGCAGTTGCTTCATTTGGATCTCTTGGAGCAAATTTAAAAGAAAATCTAAATGTTCTGAGAGTTACATTATTGAAGAGCAACTCCATATTTGGATTTAGAATCTTACTATCAGTCCTGGCAAGTAAAGAATTAAAAGATACATTGGCACCAAAAACATTAACTGCACTCACTGCAAGATTTGCTGCTATAGCTCTTCCCGCGTCGTCGCTAACGGCGGTTTGAAAAGCTGCTTTTACTTTTTCTGCATTGGTATTGCCTGGTGTTGCTTCACCAAGTGTAATTTCATCAGCACCTACCGCCGCTTTCCCTCTACCAACAAATTCACTGAATGCTTTACCACCACCACCCATTAGTCCTTGAACTGCAGCAACACCTTGTGCTGCAAATGTATTCATAGAATCATTGTCATAAGAGACGACATTAGAATCTTGAATATTGGATGGCATTGGAAGAATAATTACGCCATCTGGTCCTAAAACTTTTGCTTTATTTGAAACATAATTTGATACATCAAATGCTTGCCCCTCAGAAGGTTTAGGACCATCAGTTACACCACCTTTTCTTTCATACTTAAAGATTCTGATCTGTAAGTAATCAGTATTCTGAGTTATTGCTTCATATGGGTATCTTAAAACTCCTGTTGGTTGTGTAGACATTATATTTCCAACATATCTATTATCAACTATTTAGACGATATTTTGCAAAAGGGATCTCTTGAACATCTGCAAGTTCATATGAATAGATTTCATAGATTTGCCCAACAATTTCATTCCAGGTATATTGCCTCACTTCACCCCAGTGTAAGTTGATTCCTCTAAATCCCCAGGTGAATACATCACTTATTGCTACGAGAGGATTTTGATCATATCTGATGTTAGGAGTTTTGGGATTATATACAAAGACATAATATCTACCAGACTCTGGAACTTTACCACCTTCTTCCAATACACCCAATAATTCAATCATTAAATCATCAGGATCTTCAATCCCGACAAGATTATTCATCACAGAACGAATTCGATTTTCTTTATCGTCTGTTGGATATGCCATCAGCGAATACCTAGTTCATCTTCTGTTAGAACTTTAAATTCCCACATACGATCTTTACAGAATTCTTCTGCTGCTTTCCATTTTGCCATATTTTTGGCATACTCAGTGACTTCGTAAATATATGCTTTTGTTTTTCTTTTTTTAACTTTTGGTTCCACTGTTTGTTTTTTTGGTTTGATCTCAATCAAATATCTTTTGAGAGATCCATTACTTTCTCTAACCTTAATATAGAAGTCTGGGAAGTAACGATGAACTCGATTATCTAGAGGAGAACGATATGGTAGAGCAATTTCTTCAGATCCCCATTCAATAATATTTTCATTTAAATCACAATACATCATAAACTTTCTTTCCCAAAGTGATCTATAAATGATATTTGTTGGGTCACCCTTATATTTTTTTGAATATGATGGTTGAAATTTTCCCTTATATGACATCTAAATAACTAATAACAAAGGCTGTATTAATATTTAGAGATGCCTAATATCCCCAATATCCAGACAATTGTAGGTGATTTACATCAAGATACTGCTACAAGCGGTGGATTTGCAAGATCAAATCAGTTTCAAGTATTCATTGGTAATGGATGGGGAACTAGTGGATCAAAGACACCCTTTCTTGAGCATTTAAATAATGACAGTTTGAAACCAATTTATGGATTTAACTGGAATCAGACTTTCCAAAGAAAGTTAGCAATTAATTGTTTTTCTGCAACTCTTCCATCATCAACAAATGCAACTGGTGAGATGAAGGATCAGTTTCAGGGTGTTGTTCAAGAGTATGCACACACCAGAATTAATACTGATATTGATTTCTCTTTCTACGTCGATAGAGACTACACTATTCTCATGTTCTTTGAAGCATGGATGAACTATATTGCTGGTGGTAATAGTAACCTGTTGGGTGAACCTGGTGCATATGATCAAAATATTGATGGTAATTATTATAGGCGTTTTAACTATCCTAAATTCTATAAAAATTCTGGTGGAATATACATCACCAAATTTGAAAAGAATTATAATGTCCCTAAAGCAACAGATGTTACATATCAGTTAGTTAATGCATTTCCTAAAGCAGTTAATGCTATTCCAGTTCAGTATGGTAATTCGGAAGTAATGCGTGTTACAATTACAATGTATTATGATCGTTACAGATTGATGAGAAAGAATATAGGAACTGAAGCACAAACTATTAACGACTTTGTTCTAGAACCATATACATCAGAATCGACAGGATCTCAATCAACTCTAGCACAGTTGGCAGATCAAGGTGCGTTTGGTCCTCAATAACCATAATAAATAAAAATAACTGAATTGTATTGCAGATTATGCCTTTACCAAAAATTAGCACTCCAACATATGAATTAGAGATTCCTTCTACTGGAAAAAAAGTAAAGTATCGCCCCTTTCTGGTAAGAGAAGAAAAAATTCTAGTAATGGCATTAGAATCTGAAGACATGGGACAGATTACTAATGCCATTATTCAAATCTTGTCAGATTGTATTAGCACTCGTGGTGTTAAGGTAGAAGAACTTGCAACATTTGATATTGAATATTTGTTTCTCAATATTCGTGCCAAGTCTGTTGGTGAACAAATTGAGGTCAACGTAACCTGTCAAGATGATGGTGAGACCCAGGTTCAAACTGAGATTGATATTGATACAATCAAAGTTCAAAAAAACAAAGAGCATACTAATATTATAAAGTTGGATGATACTCTCTCAATGAAATTAAAGTATCCAACAATTGATCAATTTGTTGAAAATAACTTTGAAGTTCAAGGTGGTGGTGAAGGTGTTGATCAATCTCTTGAAATGATTTCTTCTTGTATTGAGATGATTTATAATGCTGATGAGTGTTGGTCTGCAAAAGATTCAACTAAGAAAGAAATGAATGAATTTATTGAACAGATGAATACTAAGCAATTCAAAGAAATTGAGAAGTTCTTTGAAACGATGCCAAAACTTACACATACTATTGTCGTAAAGAATCCCAATACCAAAAAAGATAATGAGGTTGTGCTTGAGGGATTAGCATCTTTTTTCAGCTAGTCATGTCACATACTAGTCTTGAGGTGTATTACAAGACGAATTTTTCCTTGATTCAATATCATAAATATTCATTAACAGAACTTGAAAATATGATACCTTGGGAGAGAGAAGTATATGTAACGATGCTTTCCCAACACATTGAAGAAGAAAACCTTAAGGCACAGCAGAATCAGTAGTGGCATTAGAAAACCAACAATCATTCCAAGCACCATCATTACCAAAAATGGGGAAGGATTCGTCTCCATTGATGAAGAGTGCCAATAAGATTAGTTTTTCGTTTGCGAAACCAAAACTGAAGACATCCAAGATGTCTTTTGTGAGAGTAAAGAAAGCACAAGCAATAAAGGCAGAAGATTTAAAAGGACCAGAAACAGTATCTACAGGATCTTTAGCAACAACTCTAACAGAAACTAATAAAATCCTTGTAGAAATTCAAAATCAGTTAGCAATTGATTTTGCTAATAGAATTGCAGAAAAGAAACAAACTTTAAAACTTTCTAGAAAACAAGTAAAGAAAAAGAAACTTGTAGCAAAAGAAGATTTTGTAGAAAGAGGAAAGGGTTTAGCTGGAAATATAAAAGATTTTGGTAAAAAAATATTATCACCAATTAAAGGTATTTTTGATAAGATTATTGAGTTTTTAACTATAGTTGGAACTGGTATTGCCCTTAATGCTGCTTTTGAATGGTTATCTGACGATGAAAATAGAGAAAAGTTAGTTAGAGTATTTAATTTTTTACGAGATCACTGGGAAACACTGCTTGCCATCGCAATTGGTGGTAAGATATTAGGTCTTTTATTAAAATTAAAAGGTTTATTCTCTCTTGCTCGTAGTTTAACTAGAAGAATAGGATCTCTATCTGGAAAGAAACCACCACAACCAACAACACAAACACCAAAACCTGTCCAACCGAAACCAGTAACACCAAAACCAGTAACACCAAAACCAGGAACACCAACACCAACACAAACAAAACCATCACCAATTCTTGATTCTAAGGGTAATCCTATTGGTGGACAACGGACTCCAAAAGGACCATTAACTGGTCCTGATGGAAGAACTAACATTCGTAACGGCAGAGAATTTGCTGGTCAAAAACCATTTGAAGCACCAAAATTCCCCAAAACCCAACCAACACCAAAAATAAGACCATCAAGTTCACCACTGTCGAGAAGACTGCCGGGAACACTGCCGAGAACACCATTAGGTGGTGGTGGTGGTGGTGGTTTGGGTAATGCTTTGATGATGGCGTTGCTTGTTTTTGGAGGACCTATACAGCAAAAAGCGGATGAATCGGATATAGAAAGAATATTAAAATTAAAAGAAACTGATCCTGAAGAATATAAAAAAGAGATTGATAAGTTACGATCACAAGCCCAAGGCGTGAAGTATATGGGACTATTAGATGGACTAGTTGATGTTGGCAGTAATGCAAGGAAGCTCAAACAACTTGGTGAATTGAGAAAGGAAGATATACCATTGAGTTTTATGGATAATCTTTTACCAGAATCTATGAGATCAAAATTAGAACCTGATCTTGATAAAGATGGTAAACCTATTCAAGGTTATTCTAAAGGTGGAACGATACCTGGTGATGGACCAACAAACGTTGATAGTGTTCCAACAATCCTTGCACCTAAGGAAGAAGTTATTCAGGCACCAGCTGCAAATAGGTTCCGTCCTGTATTGAAAGATATTAATAATAATTATGGGAGAATGTTCCTATCATTTAAGAGTGGTGTAGAACAGCAGGCAAGAAACTTTGCATTGCAGCAAGAAGAAACTAATAGAACTATTTCACTATTCAAAGAATTTTCTGATCTTGTAGAAAAACGAGTTAGAAAATTAGAAATGAAAGAATATGAAAAATCTGACGGATTTCGTAATCTTTTAAATATAATACAAGGAGGTCAATCCCAACCAGAAACTCAAACAGTCAGTGTTGATAGTAGTAGCACTCAACCTCAAACGCCTCTTATGAGTAATACTACACCAATATTTTCAGATAGCACGATGGCGTTTATACAGGTATTTAAAAAGATATCTGAAGAACATGAAAA